GAGAAGAAGGAGGCGGACGCCCATCGCGCCTAGCTTCAGCCGGCGCTCATTCGACCAAGTAGCCCCGCCGTCATCGGACCAGCTCAGCATGATTTCCGGGTCTGAGCCCTGCCCAGTGCTGAGCCCGACGCCTAGCTCACATTCGATCTCGATTGTCGTATGCACACCCCGGAGCCCTTCGTTGTAGAAGGGCGGCGTGACGGCGACGCGGCGAATGTAGTCCCCGGCGTCGAGGTAGGTGTTCATGTCGAGTTCGCAGAGCCGCCCGGAATCGAGGCCGGCGTAGATCTTGTCGAAGGCTGGGGCCACCCACCGCACTTGCCACGCTGCCGGAACGAGACTCGTCCCGCTCTGCCGCTCGTGCCAGCCCTGCGTGGCGGCATCGAATACGAACGTCCGATTGAGCGTCGGCAGGGTCAGCACATAGAAGTCATGCCCGCCCTGGCTGTAGGTCATGCCCTCGGCGTCGGACACGTCGGACGCGGCCCGCAGGATTTCCTCGAGACCGTGGGTCGAGATTCGCATCGGCTGGTAGCCGTTGGCGCGATAGACCTTCCTGTCATCACCGAGCCAGAACACAGCCTGATCGATCTTGGCCGGCGAGAGCGCCGCGGCGCAGCCCTTTTCGAGCACCGCGCCCGGAATGCGCTCGAAGGGGAACGGCGACGCCCCGGTGTTGCGCCACACCGAGATCCCGGACCTGCTGAACAACCAGACTTCCTCGTAATTGACCAGCACCCGCAACAGATCGCTCGGCGTGCTCTCGGCCGAGGCGAAATCCAGCCCATCGAAGCGCGTCGCATCGAATAGCGCGGTGATGCCCCATTTCCGGTTGGAGGTGGCTGAAACCGCCTCGGTGAACACGATGTAGCCGTCGACGTAATCGATGCTGGAAATGCCCGCCGCGGGGAAATCGGCATCGGCAACCTGCGTCACGGTCGTAGAGGAAGCGGCACCCCCAGACATCGACGAGGAGGGCGGCGTGACGGTGATATCCCCGGTGATGGCGAGCACGATGCCGAAGCCGTTGGGGCCGGTGCCGGCATCCTCGGCCTTGATCGTCACCGTGGCGCCGTTGGTGCTGGCCGTGTATTCCGGCGTCGAGCTGTAGGCATTGATCGCCGCGGCGATCGCGCCGGCCGTCGCCGCGTTGCTGTCGCGCCAGTCGAGCGGCGTCCCGATATCGAAGACCTCGACGCTGTTGACCTGAATGCTGGTGATTTGGTTGGTGCTGCCGGCGGTGGAGGTCCCGCCCGTCACCCGGAAGGAGCCGATGGCGTTGACCGAGCCGACCACGAACAGCGCCGTCCCGACCATCACGGCGAGCTGGACGCCGTTGTCGCTCATCATCGCCACGCCCGAGCCGGGGATCGTGTCACCGACGCAGGCCACCGCCGTTCCCGCGGAATCGATGCGATAGAGCATCGAGCCGTACAGCACCCAGAAATAGCCCAGCGCATAGCGGCCCGCGCGAGCCCGCCCGGTGCCGAGCGTCTGGCTGAGCTTGAGTCCCGGCGTGCCGTAGAGGACGGCCTTCAAGGGGCTCTGGATGCCGACCTGAAGCGAGGGGGCGCGCGAGCCCAGCGGCGGCGCTTCCGGGAACAGGTTGACCAGCCGTGCCGCATCGAGCGGCTTGCTGCGCTGCTCGTTGGAGGAGAAGGCGAGGGCCTGGCGGGGCATCAGTCCAGCCTCGACACGTTGCCGCCAACCGGTCGGCGGGACCGCAGCAGCGGGTCGCTGACCGCCGGCTCCGACACATGGTAGGCGGCCTGCAATTCGTTCTCGGCGGCGATGATCTCGGCGGCCAGCACCTCATCGATCGGCATGGCGAAGTCGATCAGCAGCTCGCGCGTCATCATCAGGGTCAGATTGCGCAACTGCTCGTCCGGGACGTTCACCGTGTCGCCCGAGGCCAGCGTCGTGTGCGCGTAGGCGATGCCCTTCGGCCCGAAGGCGTGCATCAGGTCGTTGAGAAGCTGCAGCGCGTCGACCGCCTCGGAGGCGGTGTACGTCGCCTCGTCGGCAAGGATCTTCGCGCGCTTGCCGGCGCGGGTGAGGATTTCGAGGGCGGTTGCCATCAGACCAGCACCGAGCGGACGCGGAACCGGCCCTGCACGACCACGGCGACGTTGCCAGAGCCGTCCGTCGTCTTGCCCATGTGCTCGTAATCGCCGCTCAGATAGAGCGTGTCAGCGGGATCGATATCGACCGTGAAGGTGCCGGCCGGGGCGCTCACCACGACTCCCGCCTTGGAGAAGATCGCGTTGCTGCAGTCGGGATTCCACGGCGAGCGGCCGACGTACCAGGCGATGGTCTTGCTCGCGAGGCTGACGGCGTTGTTGGACGGATCGCGCGCATAGAGCGTCGGCGTCCGGTCCTCCCCGGCAAACACATCGAGGTGCTGGACGTTCACGCCCTGTCCTTGATTTTCTGGCGGATGGTGCCGGCGTCCCATTGCGGGCCGGCCCTCTTGCCGAACACGGTTTTGTATTCGGCGCGCGCTGCGGCCAGATCATCCGCGACCGGCGCGGGCGGGACGGGCGGCGGCGTCGGAGTGACGGGCTGGCCCGGCAGCGGGATTTCCAGCCTCCACCCATGCGGCACGGCGCCGAGGTATTCAAACCGGGCGCGGTTGCCGAGCGGGCCGATGGCAAAGCGCGGCCATTCCCGTTTCTTCGGTTCGTCGGGCTTCATGCGGCTGCCTTCTGCATCAGGGATTCGGCGCGGGCCTTGGCGCGGAGGTATTCGGGCGTCGGCGGCTTGGCCCCCTCACCCTGCCGCGCCTCGATGTTGTCGGCGTCGGCCAAGAACTCCGGGCTGAGCCGGCAGGTTTTCTCGACCCACGTCTGGAGGCTGGCGGGGCTCAGCGTGCGCGGCCCCCACCCGAGCGCCTGGCGCATGCGCTCGGCCTCGGCCATGCGCTCGTCGTGCCGCGAGACGTAGAAATCCGACCAGAAGCGCAGATCGCGCATCCGGTGCGTGTTGAAGGGCCGATCCTCAAGCTCGGCATCGACGTAGAGCCAAGCGGTTTCAGCCGCGAGCAGCCAGACGTGCAGCAACCAAACGTCGTCCCACCAAAACGGGAAATAATCGGTGAACACGCGGCCCGCGGCGGCCCGCCATTTCTCGGTGATGATGGCGTAGGTTGCGGCGCGGATCTGCTCGGTCCTCCACCAGAACACGCCATCCGGCCGCGCCTCGACCGCCTCGGCAATCTTGTCGTCCCAGCCCTCGGTCAGGACCAGCACGTCATCGCACAGCGAGCAGTAGACATCCGCCGGCACGTCGAGCGCCATCTGATTGACCATTGCGCCGAGCGACGACTGCCGCTCGAACACCCGCATGCAGATCGGCCCGCCGCGAAGGGAGGGCTTGATGAGCAACTGGCCCATCCCGACCGTCTCGGTGTCGTCCTCGTCAACGCCGATGACGTAGACCACCTGATGCTTGCCGCTCTCGAGCTTCTGCATCGTTCGCAGAGACGCCATGAGCTGGAAGCTGCGGCCACGGCTGGGAATGATGACGGTCAATTTCACGCAAACACCCGCGATGAATGGGGAAAGAGCGGGCGGGCCACGTACTCGGCCCGCCCTTTAGTCGTCAGGTGGCCGCCAAGCCGAGCGCGATCTGCTGAGCGCGCAAGGCATTCGCCAGGGCGATCAGTGCCGACGCCTGCGCCGAGGTGAACCCGAAGCAGGACGAGGAGATCGAGGAGTTGATCGGCGCCGTGGTGGCGACCGCGGCGGCGGCCGACAATTGCGGCTTCGCAATGCCCGTCGCGAGGCCGTAGAAGCCGAGGAGCGAAGCCGAGGACTTGCCCATGACCCATCCTTCGGATGCGTCGTTGCCGAGCTGTTTGGGAGTTGCCATGTTCGTTTTCTCCTATGGCTTCCGGTTACGAGGCGCCGCTGGCGCGGGTGCTGAGCCAAGGCTGGTGAGCCTTGAGCGCGTACAGCATGTCGAAGCGCCACTGCGGCACGTCGTTCGTGATGTCGTAGCCCTGGATCAGGCGGAGGTTCAGGCCCTCGTAGGAACGGGACTCGCACCACGCGGCGCCCTGCGGCTTGATCATCTTCGGCATGGCGATCGTCACCGCGTCGGGATGAAACACGAGGTTCTGCGCGTAGGCCGTGCTGACCGAGCCGACGAGCGTGATGTTCGCGCCGTCGACCGCTGCTGAGTTGCAGGTCTTGTACGGACCCGAGGTGATGATCGGCGGGCTGATCACGCAGTCGATGTCGCCCGAGCCGTCCGCGGTCACGCTCTCGCGCACCACGAACTCGCGCAGCCAGGGCAGCGTCTCTCCGGTGATGGTGTTCACCGCGTAGACGTTCTCGATGGTGAACACGTCGCCCTCGTTCGCCGTGCCGGTGCTCGCGGTCAGGCCATCGATGTGGACGGTCATGGTCCAAGTGTCCTTCGCCGTGGCGTAGGTCACCGAGAGCG